GTTCAAATAAATTCAAACAGTTCCCTGCATATTCTGGGCGGTCAGGTCGTGGATCTCGCGGATGGTTCATTTATCCAACCCTTCGCAGAATTCAGCCTGAATTGATTAACAAGTGGGAAGAAAGTTTCAATCGCATTATTAAGGAATGGATCTAATGGCAACCGGTAATAGAACTTTAAAGTTATCAATCCTCGCCGATGTTGATGATCTAAAAAAGAAGTTAGGCGAAGCCGACAAGGTTGTCGAAACTAACTCAAGTCGAATTGCAGATTTTGGAAAGAAGGCTGCTGCTGCATTTGCCGTAGCTGCTGCTGCTGCCGTTGCCTATGCTAGCAAATTAGCCATTGATGGGGTCAAGAGCGCAATAGAGGATGAGCAGGCACAATTAAGGTTAGCCAATGCCTTAAGACAAGCCACAGGCGCTACTGATGCCCAAATAAAGGCAACTGAGGACATGATCCTTCAGACTAGCCTTGCAACTGGCGTTGCCGATGACCAATTAAGACCGGCATTACAAAGATTGGCAGTATCTACAAAATCAACTGAGGAAGCACAAAAGTTATTAACTCTTGCTTTAGATATTAGCAAAGCATCAGGTAAAGATTTAGAAACTGTTACTAATGCTTTAGGTAGAGCACAGGATGGAAATGTTACTTCACTTGGTAGATTAGGTCTTGGCTTATCAAAAGCTGAATTATCAACCCTTACATTTACTGAGGTTCAACAGAAACTTGCTGATCTTTATGGTGGCGCAGCAGCTACAAATGCCGAAACCTTTCAAGGAAAGATCGATCGCTTAAAAGTAGGATTTGATGAAGCTAAAGAATCCCTTGGCACAGCATTACTTCCAACAGTTGAGCAGTTTATTACATTCTTAAATGAAACCGGCATCCCAAGCCTAAATGCTTTTATTGCAGGACTAACTGGAGCAGGTGGATTAAATCAAGGATTTACCGAAACTCAAAGAAATGCAGAATCTTTTGGTAGAGCAATTGGTGTTGTATCTGGAATTATTTCAGGATTTATTACATTCTTGCGTGAGGCAATTGGCTTAGTCGTATCTCTAGCCAATGAGTTAATCAGAGTTGTAAATATCATTCCGGGTGTTAATGTGGGTTCATTACCTAATCCAGCACCATCAGCTAATAGATCATCATTACCTAAAGTACCTAGTTCAACTGGCAATTTTGGCGGTGGCGGTATGGGTCAAATAACAAACATAACTGTTAATGCTGTGGATGGCGAAGGTGCTGCAAGAGCCGTTGCAAAGGTAGTTAATCAATCAGCTGCTCGAAGCGTGCCATTATTTACTGGTAATGGTATTAGACTTCAATGAGTGCTTTTACACCGGACTGGAAACTAACTGTCGGTGGGGTTGATTATACTGACATAGCAATAAGCGACATTCAGCATGAAGCAGGTCGCACAGATATTTACCAACAGCCATCACCATCATATTGCTCAATAACTTTAATTGCATTAAATGGTCAAACCTTACCTTTTGATATTAATGATTCTTTTGACTTACAAATAAAAGACTCAACCGGATCTTATGTAAGTTTATTTGGTGGCGACATTACCGATGTGACTGTTGAGGTGGGATCTACCGGATCAGCTGCCACAGTTGTTCAATACACGCTTATTGTTATGGGTTCATTAGTTAAGTTAGCAAAAGAAATTTGGGATGATAATATCTCTCAAGATGAAGATGGCAACCAAATCTATGAGATTCTTTCAAGTGTATTACTTGGAACTTGGAACGATGTGCCATCAGCTACAACTTGGGCAACTTACAATGCAACCGAAACTTGGGCAAATGCAGTCAATTTAGGACTTGGCGAAATCGATCAGCCTGGTCTTTATACAATGAGTTCCCAATCAAATGTGACCAACACTATTTACAATGTAATTTCAGATATTGCAACTTCAGCCTTTGGATATATTTATGAAGACAATGCAGGAAACATAGGTTATGCAGATGCAGACCATAGGCAGAATTATCTCTTAGTTAATGGTTATGTTGAATTAGATGCTCGCCATGCGTTAGGCGCTGGCTTATCTACAATTATGCGATCAGCAGATGTCCGAAATGATATTTATATAAATTATGGCAATAATTACAATTCACAGGTTGATGCCACAGATGCCGCTTCAATTGCCCTATATGGTTACAAAGCGGAAACGATTAACTCTCGAGTTCATGGCGCAACCGATGCTCAAGATATTGCGGATAGATACATAGCCCAAAGAGCTTATCCAATCCCAGCATTCCAATCGATCACTTTCCCAATTACTAGCCAAGAAATAGGTAATGCAGATCGGGATGATCTACTAGCTGTATTTATGGGAATGCCGGTAGATATTCAAAACCTGCCTAGTCAAATCTCAGGTGGGGCTTTTCAAGGTTATGTTGAGGGCTGGTCATGGAGCACTCGGTTCAATGAATTGTTTCTCACAATCAATGTTTCTCCAGTCGCATTTAGCCAAGTGGCGATGCGTTGGAATACAACTCCAGCCACAGAGGCTTGGAACACAATAGACCCAAGTTTGACTTGGGAATACGCTACAATAGTCGCATAGGAAAAGGATAAAATGCCAACTACTACAAACTTTGGCTGGACAACACCAGCCGACACTGATCTTGTTAAAGATGGTGCTGCTGCAATTCGCACGCTTGCAGGAAATATAGATACTTCATTAGTTGATCTTAAAGGTGGAACAACTGGTCAAGTTTTGTCTAAAAATTCAAATAGTGATTTAGATTTTACTTACATAACAGTTAGTGTTCCAGCCAATGCAACAGCAACAGTTGCCACACAGGAAACAACATCATCCGCAACTTATACTGATTTAACAACTGCTGGCCCTGCTGTAACAGTTACAACTGGAACAAAAGCGTTAGTTATTTTAACTTCAAATATGAGGGATCGCGAGGATCGTGGTTGGTTTATGAGTTATGCTGTAAGTGGTGCGACAACTATTTCAGCAGATGATACCAGAGCATTATCAATGGTTACTCCTACTCAACCTGCTGGTATTTATCAAGTGAGTTTTGCACATGTTGTAACATCATTGTCTGCTGGATCTAATACTTTTACTGCTAAGTATAGAACAATTTCAACTGCTCATTCTGCTGTTTTCAAAGATCGTTCAATTTTTGTAATTAATTTGGGTTAAGGAGCAATCATGGCAATCACATCAAAAGAAATTAATTTATCACAATTAGACCAAGAATTAGGCAGTCAAGGATTGTGCGGAAATTTTAATGATCCAGACAATAAAATAATAAAGGTTGCAGATAATTCAACTGTAACTGAAGAAGAATTGGAAGTTGCAATCGAAGCACATGTTGCTGGCCCAACTGCTGATGAAATTAGATATTTAAATCGCCAAGAAGGTATTGCTAAATTAAAAGAATTAGGATTTACCGAAGCACAAATTCAAGCTTTAATCAATGCCTAATGAAGCCTTGGCTATCTAAAGCTGCTGAAACTTTTAGGGATCAGGTAAATGACTGCTTCCCTGATCGCAAGCGCACATCTGATGGATGGATTGGTGATGCTCGCCATTCAGCCAGAGTCAGTCAGCATAACCCGAACGAACAGGGTGAGGTATGTGCCATCGACATTGACGCTCGCCTATCTGACCAAGAAGGGCTTAGTTTCGATTTGGCAGATCAGGTTCGACTCGCAGCAAAAAAGGATAAGCGTATTTATTATGTGATCCACGCTGGCAAAATTGCTAGTGCTAGATCATTATGGAAATTTAAAAAATATACCGGAATTAATCCCCATCATAAGCACATCCATATTTCTTTTAAACCAAATCAAAATGGCAAAAAGTTCGACATCCCACTACTGAAAGGCAATTAATGAAACTGACCAAAAAACACAAAGCAGCAATTAAGTCATATTTGAGAGCTGTGGCAGCTAGTGGAATTACAGTTGCCTTAGCAATAGTGGCTGACATACATCCAGCCTATGCAACTATGCTTGGTGCAATTGTTGCGCCTATTGCCAAAGCGTTAGATCCAAAGTCAGGGAGCGAAGCGGATTATGGAATCAATGCGTCATGACCGCAAACGAATGGGTTGGCAT